GACCCTGTTTAATCGCAAAGTTGAATTAAATGTAGTTACACAAGGGGAACGTATATCCGAAATTGGAGAACTAATCCCGGCAGATGAAGAACTATTTACTATTAGAGGGGCACGTATTGCGTTTGATTTTGAAAAAAGCATATCACAATCAGCTAACAGGGGAATTATACGGGTATGGGGTCTTTCAAAAGATACTCTTGAAACATTACAGACCGGAACGCGGGCTTTTTTGAATGTCGGGTATCAGGATTTATTCGAGGCTATGTCCGGGGAGATTTCAGCTACTAAGATTACAAAGGACGCAGAAAGCCGGGTTTTTGAAATTGAATTACTTGACGGGTTATCCGCCGAAGGGTCCACAACAAATGCGACCTTTCCGCCGGGGGCCAGTCTACTCACAATATTCGAACGATTGTTTGGAGATATTAATATTGAAACTCCCGAGGATCTTTTATCATTGATAGTTGGGGTAGATTTTGGGGATGATTCTGTCAAAAACGGAATGACGGTATCGGGCCCCACACTGGACGCGATAAACAATATTACAAAAGACCTCGGCTTAAGACTTTTTATTGATGATGGAGTAATAAAAGTAATCAAAGAAGATGGAACTACCCTTGAAGAAGTGGTAGAGGTTTCAGGCAATACCGGTCTTATAAACTCACCCGAAAGAACCGAGCAAGGGGTAGCGTTTACCTCGTTATTAAATACAAACATACGCCCGGGGCGACGTGTCAATCTTACCTCAAGAGACATTAACGGATTAATGGCGGTCCAGACTGTGAGACTCGAAGGCGATAACGAACAGGAGCAGCCTTTTTACTCCAGAGTGGAAGCGGTAGAAATAACATGAGCGAAAGAAATGTTCATTTAGATGATGTTATTCTCGCCGGGGTCGATCGAGTTTTATCCACCGTCAATACGTGTCTGCCTGGAACAGTCAAAACTTACGACCCGGTGAAGCAATCATGCGAAGTTGACATAGACATTAAAAAGAAATTGGGGGGTAAGTTCGTAGTAATTCCAACGCTTGTAAATGTGCCGGTAATCTTTCCTTCTGGTGGGGGGTTTTCTGTTTCGTATCCTCTCAAAAAAGGAAACAAAGTAATATGTCTTTTCTCTCAGAGATCACTGGACGACTGGCTTGAAGATATTAACGACGATCCAAAACAGGTGAGAAGGTTTGATTTGTCCGATGCTTTCGCGTATCCGGGCGGGCATACTTTCAAGACTCCCCTCGGGAATGTGGATGCAAATAATCTTGTGATTGGGCTGACAAGTGGAACGATTCAGATTGACCCTTCGGGGAATATATTTCTACATTCGAAAACTGCTATCGAGCCTTTTGTATTGGGGAATATTCTCAATACATTTCTCAACTCATTAAAAGCCGCGTTCGATGCTCATACACATTTAAGCGCGGCCCCTGGGGCGCCTACAGCTATCCCTGTTCCTCAAAGCCCGATCGTGCCGCTTAATCTTCTTTCTACGGTAATCAAGGGTGAATAATGGCTAAGGATATAAAGTTTGATTTTGCTACAAATGATATCTCGTTGAAAAACGGAGATCTTGAGTTTGTGGAAGGGCTCGACGAACTCAAACAAAGGCTTGTGTTGAAACTCAGAACTTTCTCACGTGAAATGTGGTTATCTCCATTCGCGGGGATTCCTTATCTAAGACCAAGACCCGGGGAGGACGTTGTATTACTTGGTAGAGTGGTTTCACTTGACGATTTAACGGGTATCTTTGAAAATGCAGTAACGGAAGAACCGGAGGTAGAGAGCTTGGATACCCTCGACTTGATATACGATGATAAGACGAAAATTCTCACCGTAACGATTGACGCCACAGTAGACGGTGAAGCCTTTACATTGACGGCGACTCTCTAATGGGTGTTCTTGACGCTACAGGCTATACAAGGCAGACAGCCGACCAAATAGCCACAGCGATTAGAAACCGGCTCATAGCTTCCTTTGGGAGTGGGATTAAAGTAGGCACGGATCAGGTCACGATATTTGAGGAGCTTGTATCGGTAGGCACGGACGTCACAGATGAACGGGAACAGAATTTAGAAAAATTATACGAGTCAAGGTATGTTTCTACAGCCACGGGACAGGCTCAAGATGAGGCGGTAGCTTTCGCAGGTGTAACAAGATTACAACAGAGTAAGACGAAAACCGATCCAACAGCGGGGAGTCAGGCTATTATTTCGGGGACGCCTTCGACTGTAATTAATACACCGTATTTGATGAAAGTAGTGGCCAGTGATGAACAGTTTGAACTTGTGGCCGGGGTTACTATCGGAGGGGGTGGAACTATCCCGGCTGATTTCATAGCTTCAAACTTTGGGCCGGTAGTCATAACTGACGGCGACAAGGTTTCAACGGGAGAGCTTGCTTTTGTGACTATTGTTGCAGGTGTCACAGACATTGAAATCGATAAAGTCATACTAGGTAGAAATAAGGAAACGAACGAAGCTCTAAGGATACGACATCAGGAAAGGCAACAGCTTTTAGATGGATCGATCGCCGATGCAATCATTGATGGAATACTCGCAGTCAAAGGAGTGACCTCGATTCAGATATTCGAAAACGCAACTAGGAATATAGATGCGGAAGGTAGGCCGCCAAGCTCTTACGAGTTGCTAGTTGAAGGTGGAGCCGATCAGGATATACGTGACGCTCTTATTAAAGTAGCTCCCAAAGGAATCGAAACGGTTGGGACAGTATCGGGAACCGCGTTAGACAAAAATGGAACCGCAGTCACATTGAAACACACAAGAACAGTTGATAAGAATATCTTTGTAAAGATTACATACAAGAAAAACTCACTATTCCCGGGCGACGGGGAAACTCAGATCAAGGATCAAGTCGTAACATTTGGGACTAATAACTTCGGCAAGAAATCGGGGGCGGTCGTGATTAATGACGCCTTCTGTGTTCCTGTTTTCAATGTTCCCGGGATTACTGATTCTGTAGAGCTTACAGGATTAACCGGGGGAAGTGAGGACGCCAACAATATAACGCTTGATTTCAAAGAGAAGGCGAAGTTTCTCCAGGGTAATGTCACGGTGGTGTTGGCGACATGAGCATAAGTTTCAAAAGATTGCGGGGTCAGTTCGAAGACTCTCCAAAGTTGAAAAACCTTCTCGATGGAATATTCGGCGAAGTCGACGATCTCAAAACCCCGACTGATGATATACGAACGAAGACCGATCTCGATAATGCAGTAGGAAAACAGATCGATCTAAACGGACTTGACCTTGCGATTGATCGAAGCGGATTGAGTGACGCTAATTATATTCTTTTGCAGAAAAGCAAAATCGATGCCAATACATCGGGGGGAGATCATAACCGGCTTCTCAAGATTTCCGAGGACGTAGCCAAATTATTTACAAAAGATTCCAGTCCACCCGACCCGATACCGTCACTTATCATTGAGGACTTCCCCGCGAACTTTCGTATTAATCTTACGACTACGATCAAAGCTGAATTCACAAAGATATTCGGCGAACTTATCCGAAAGGCCAGAGGCCCGGGGATAGGAGCACGTATAATACACGGAGGCGCAGACGATGGCTCTAATAGATTTATCTTTGATTCAGGCACGCAGGGTTTTGACGGCGGCGGCCTGTTCACGGCGGTGATATAAATGCCCACAGAAGCTTTCCCTTTAGATATGCCCACCCATGACAAGGACGGCGTAAACTCGACAGACCCGACTTCCTCGGCTCAGCTTAGCGGATACGGCGCAAGCACAAGCGCGCCATCGAGCGAGTTTAATTTTCTTTTCAATCGACAGTTAAGGGCGTTGCTTTCATTACGCGAGAAACCAATAAAAGACTGGTTAACTGCTACGTCATTTTTTCAATTCGAGATCGTCCTAGCTCCTGATACAAAAAAAATCTATCAGGCAAATGTGGATCACACTTCAACGGGAACAACGTTGACTCAGAATGATTCTGCGAAATGGGATTTAATATCTGATAATATAGACGATACGCTGGGGCCATTTGTTGACGGAGATATGGTAGTAGGTGATACGGCCACAACGAAATTAAAAAAGTCCACAGTGGAAACCGAAGTTAGAACTGTACTCGGCGTAACCGGTGCAGATCCAGGAATAAGAAACGGGAATCTTTCCCATTGGGCAATAAACACCACCGTCTCAAGTGCACCAAGTAATACTTATATCGCCGACCTTTGGAAATACGGCAAAATTGGCCCGCAGGTTCACGACCTATTCAGGTCTACCGATGTCCCGACGGTCGCGGATGGGGCAAGAGCGGGGGCGCTTTTTTCTATGCACATGGACGTTACTACGGTCAACACGGGTCTCGACGCCACTGAGAATACCGCACTCACCTATTCAATGGAGGGCTTTGACTTTGCAAGTTATTTCGGGAAGACGTTTACTCTTTCGTTTCTTGTGAAGTCCAATAAAACCGGAACTTATGTGGTAGCGTTTCGGAACGGACCAACGCCTACAAGATCTTACGTTGCCGAGTATACTATTAGCTCAGCAGATACGTGGGAGAAAAAAACCATAACAGTCATTCACGATACCACCGGGACTTGGAACCTCGACGCATCGCTCGGGATGTTCATCTCGTGGACGATGGCCGCGGGAGCTACGTTTCAGGCCACCCCGGGATCGTGGCAGAGCGGTAACTTCTTCGGGTCATCTGGGGCGGTGAACTTCGACGACAACTCGTCTAATGAGATAAGACTGGCCCAGATCACGATGAATATCGGCTCTATAGCTAATGACAATCTCAAGCCTGATGCCGAAGAACTCGAACGCATTGCCAGATATTTCAAAATATATCAGCAATTGAGATATGGGTTTTTCAAATCCGTCAGTGGTGTGCTTTTCAGATGGGGATTTCCATACGAAAGGGAAATGAGGGCAATCCCGGTAGTTTCGTTTACCAATATAACGCCATCTGGTGCTATTTCATCGCCATCGGTAGAACTCCAGAGAACATCCAATCTGACAATTGCATTATCAAGCACGTCAGCATCAGCCGAAAGCGTGCATTCGGCCTTTGATCTTACTTTGGATGCAAGATTTTGATATTCGTTCATAAAATACCTAAGAATAAATTTCCCAATGGGGTGAATCTCGACAGGTTTAAGGCCTCATTGGCATCCTCACAACTAGAGGGAGTGGTGGATAGCATCGACGACAAGGTCACGCATTTGTTCGTAAACTGTGACATTGATGCCAACGACCAGAACAATATAAAAATAATCGACTCATTAGCCGAGGTTCACGATGGAAGCCCCGACCCTGATTCGGCAAAAAACAATCTTACGGCGATAGTCGATCCGACTGTGAACGATGATATTAACGCGGGATATTCTAGGGCCTCGTTATGGATTAACACCGTGAAAGAGCACGTGTTTCGATTGTTGAAGAATCCTGCCGGGGCGGCACTTTGGAAAAAAACTACCGGGGGGG